TAGCAGACACTATAGCTAACAGTATGGGTGATGCACTTACATCTATAGTAGACGGTACTAAGAGTGTCTCTGATGCCTTTAAAGATATGGCTAGGGCTATTATTGCTGAGTTGTATCAAATCTATGTCGTTAAACAGATCACAGGTATGATTAGTGCTGCTATAAACCCTTATGTGCCTAAAGTGCCTATTGCTAATGGTAATGCTTTCTCTGGTGGTAACATAGTACCATATGCTGATGGTGGTGTCGTAGGCTCTCCAACTACCTTCCCTATGAATGATGGTCGTACTGGTCTAATGGGTGAAGCTGGCCCAGAAGCTATTATGCCACTCAAGCGTGGTGCCAATGGTAAGCTAGGGGTACAGTCAGAGGGCGGCTCAGGTGACGTTGTCATTCACCAGAACTTTAACTTTGCAGCTAATGGTGACGAGAGTGTTAAGAAACTCATTGCACAGGCTGCACCACAGATTGCTAATATGACTAAGAGTTCTATCATTAGTGATCGTCGCCGTGGTGGACAAATGAAAGCAACCTTCGGGTAAAGGAAGTATAACAAATGGCATTGACATACCCACTGTCTACACCNACTACAATAGGGATTGAAAGTATTGAGTTACGTGCAGTCAATGCTGTAGTTACCTCTCAGTCTCCCTTCACGTATAAACAACAGATTGTAGTACATGGTGGTCAAAGGTGGGAAGCCTCAGTTACTATACCATCAACAAGGCGTGATCTAGCTGCTGAGTGGAAGGCTATGCTAGTAGGTCTTAAGGGTCCACAGGGTACATTCCTATTAGGTGATCCTGACTATGCTACACCAAGGGGTGACGTTAGTTCTTGTGTCGTAACGGGTATAGTCGGTGATGACTCTGCCACTGTAGTTATGACAGGCACCCTTAAGGCTGGTGATTACATTCAGCTAGGCTCCGCTGGTTCAGCTAGACTCTATCAAGTGTTATTAGACCAAACAGGTGATGGTACAATACAGGTATGGCCTTCACTTAGAATTGCATACACAAGTTCCACAGCAGTGTTAAGTTCCCCCAAGGGGGTATTTAGGTTAGCAGAGAATGTAACCTCTTGGTCTATCAACAATGCCTCTTCCTACGGAATTTCATTTGAAGCTGTAGAATCTGTGATATAATAAGGATATACACTAATGGTCGATAAGAAAATTACCCAATTAACCAATATCACTGGCGCTAACCTTGCTGACGCTGATGAGTTTGTTGTTGTAGACACCTCAGAGGATGAGACCAAAGCTATTACACGGGCAGAGTTCTTTAAGGATACCCCTCAAATTGGGGTTGGAACGAGTTCTCCTTCATACCCTTTGCATGTAAACGGGACTATTTTCTCTGTAGGGACAAACAACTTACCAGCCCTTGCTGTTAGTGGAAACTCCACTACCGAAGGTGACATTGCAGTATTGGACGGTGAAAATTTAATACTTGGTCATCACACGCTAGACGGTAACACTGGTGGTTTAACAGAGCGTTTTCGCATCGACAGCAGCGGAGATATTATTGTAAACTATACTGGTCTTGATATGGACTTCAGGGTTGAGAGTGACTCTCAAACTCACATGTTTTTCCTAGATGCTGGTGATAATGCAATAGGCATTAACAATTCCGCACCCAAAGGCATGGTTCACGTTGTTAACACTGGAAATAAACCTAACTTTTTATCAACTGGAGCAAGTGGATCAGACCTAGACTATGCCGTCCCTCATGATGAAATCATGCAGTTTGGTGGATTTAACGTAACTTCGGGTGCGGTTGACGTATTACGCATGAGCCTTGAAATCAATGGTAACGTAACCATTGAGGATGGTGATCTTGTGGTCGCAAATGGTCACGGGATTGACTTCTCTGCCACCTCTGGCACTGGCACAAGTGAACTGTTCGATGACTATGAAGAGGGCGAATGGACTCCAACAGCCGCAACAAGTAGTGGGAATGCAGCCTCTTTTGGAAGTGTAAGTGGAATTTATACCAAGATTGGCAGAACAGTTTTTGTAAAAGGATTTATTGGCAACATTGACACATCAGGAACAACCAGTAGTTCGCAACTTAGAGTAACTGGTCTGCCTTTTACTGTAGATGCCCAAGATGCTTACGGAGTGTGTTATACAGATGACATCACGTTCCAAGGTGGTAGAACTTATATAGCATCACATCTGGAAACATCCGAATATGTAATTTTTATGCAAGGGGGTAGCAGTCTTGCGGATACGGCCACTGACCACGGCGATGTAGATAGTAGTGATTCTGATATATTTTTCTCTGCTTTCTATCAAAGCAGCCAATAACCCTGTCACTGACAAGGGTCGGACAGTCCACAGCCAAAGGAGATAAAACATGGCACTGAGTGAAGAAACAAAAAACGACAAGATCGAGGTTATTGACAAGGGTGATTGGACAATCGTTCAAGTTCGTAAAGCAACAATCATCAAGAGAGATGGTGTTGAAATAACCAGAACATTTCACAGGCATATCATCACACCAATCCAAAGTATCTCAAGTCAAGATGCTGATGTTCAAGCTATCTGCAATGCAACTTTTACTGACACAATGAGAACAGCATATAGCACAGATAATCCTTAAGGAAAGTAAACTATGTCAAGAGCCTTATCTCCAGTAACCTTAGAGAACATTGAAAGTGATGTAGTTTACCCTTTCTTTGCTGTTGAACTGTTGTTTGATGGAGCCAATACACTTCGTATGTGGACAGGTCAAGGCACTCTTGTTCTTTATGATGGTACTGAGTGGGTTGGGGCGGGTAGTATCCTAGATATATCAGCTATCGAAGAGACTGCTGAAATGGCTGTTAAGGGGGCTACCATAACTATAAGTGGTGTATCCTCGGAGGCACTGTCCTTGGCTCTCAGTGAGCCTTATCAGGGTCGTGTGTGTAACATCTACTTTGGTACATTTTCTGCTGGTGGTGCTATCCTACAAGAGAGTGGTTCTTTCATTCTCCTACAAGACGGATCAAAGATTAACATTCAAGATGGTTCTGCTGGGTTTAATCAAATGTTCTCAGGTTACATGGATCAGATGAACATTGTTGATGCTGGGGATACAGCCACTATTGAGTTAATGGTTGAGAACCGACTGATTGACCTTGAGAGGGTTAGGGTAGCTCGTTTTACATCAGGCTACCAGAAATCTATATACCCTAATGACACAGGTTTAGACTTCGTAGAAGATTTACAAGATAAGAACACAGCGTGGGGTCGCAAAAGTGGCTGATAACATGCAAGTTGAGCAGTTCATACTTAAGTATTGGGATGTGCCTTGGGTTAGGGGTAAACACGACTGTATAGCTTTTGCTATTAAGTATGCTAAGGAGTGCTTTAACGTAGACTTGTCTGACAAAGAGTTAGAAGGTTACTGTGACTTACACACAGCTAAAAGGGCTTACATAATGGCTTGTCGTAAGCACAAAGTTAAGTCTTTTAACGAGTACTTAGATAATAACCTTATACCTAACCTAGCACCTAGTGACGGTTGTGTTGTAGCTAAACCTGATTTAGAGGGGCTTGTGGGACATTCCTACGGTGTAGTTAAAGGTGGATACGGGTTTTTTGTAGACACTGACGGACTAATTCCCATTAAGCTAGACTCTAAACTTGACTTGTACTGGAAGGTAATCTAATGGCTTTAGGCATGGCAGTTCTTGGCGCACTTGTAGGCCCTGGTGTAATAACCTTTAGCATGTATACAGGTTTTGCCTTTAGTTTTCAAGCCTTCGCCATGCGTATGGTCCTTGGATTGGCACTGAACGCACTAGCCCCTAAACCTAAAGCAGCGGCTGCTAACCGTGGCTATCAGGTAAACAGCAAAGGTTCAGCACTAAGTCACCAGATTATCTATGGTAAGGTTCGTGTTGGTGGGGCTATTGTATATGACGAGTCTACAGGCACTAACAACAAGTTCTTCCACCGTATTATTGCTGTAGCTGGACATGAAGTTGAATCCTTTGACCGTATATATATAAACGATAGTTACATAGACTTTGCCGACATAGAATCAAATGGAAATATTCCTACCGTAGTGGATGCTGATGGTAATCCTTCTAGTCGTTATGATGGTAAGCTACGCATTCAGTTTGCATATGGCACCCCTGACCAACCTGCTAATAGCGATCTTCTTAGTGAATCTGCACATTGGACAGCCGAAGGTAAGTTGTCAGGAATTGCTTATATGTATGTGCGACTAAAGTTTGATGCTGACGTATACCCTAACAGCGTCCCTGAGTTCACAGCAGAAGTAAAAGGTAAAAAGCTCTACAACCCTGCCACAGATACTACAGTGTGGTCTGATAACCCTGCCCTGTGTCTACGGGACTATCTTGTTAGTAGCTATGGTCTCTCTGAACTACCAGCTAACGTCGATGACACTTTGGTTAACTCTGCTGTCACTGTGTGTAACCAGACTAACACAATTGCTGGTACTACTCGTTACACTTGTAATGGTGCTTTCACTACTGACCTAACCCCCTACGATCTTATTAACGATATGCTTACTTCTATGGGGGGTACGTTGTGGTACTCTCAAGGTAAGTGGCGTATGAAACCCGCTTATTGGACTACACCTGTACTTGACCTTAATGAAGATGACCTACGTTCCTCTATCAGTGTAGCTACACGTCACTCTCGTAGAGATAATTTTAACGTAGTTAAGGGAACCTTCCGAGGTGAAGAAAGTAACTGGCAGACAACAGACTATCCTCAAGTGGACAATGCAGCTTTTCTTAGTGCAGATAACGGCCAAGAGTCTGTAGCTGATGTAGACCTTCCGTTCACTGACAACTCTATTGAAGCTCGTCGTATAGCTAGAATTTCCTTAGAGGGCAACAGACAACAGTTAACAGTTAACGCTTCCTTTGGCCTTATGGCTATGCAGGTTCAAGTGGGGGATAATGTTCGCCTAACTAACACCCGCTTTGGTTGGTCCAACAAAGAGTTTCAGGTACTAGCTTGGAACTTTGGTCTTACTGACGGGCTTGACCTACAGGTGGATTTAACACTACGTGAGACTGCTGAAAGTGTCTTTGATGAGTTCGATGATGGTGTCGTTTACGAAAGGGATAATACTACCTTGTTGTCTCCCTTTACTGCACAAAGTGTAGGTCTTTCTGTTATAGCGGCTGCTCAAGTTAGTAACCAGAAGGTATCTAACATTGCTATTGCAACTGTAACGTCTGGCCGACCTGAAGCTATTGACTACGTAGAGGTTGAATATAAACGGTCTAGTGACACTATCTTCTCGGTATTTGGTCAGGGTCAGCTAGGCGAGTTTAGGGTAAGAGACCTAGAGACAGGAGACTATGATTTTAGAGCTAGGTCTATAAACACTTTCGGTATTAATAGTGAATGGGAATACCTTAGTGACGTAGAGATTAACGCCTTTATAGGAGACCCCTCTGACGTTTCTGGACTTACAAAAGAACTTTCTGGTGGTACTCTGTTCTTGTCGTGGACGCCTATTCCTGACCCTGACTTAAGTCACTATCAAATTAAGCACAACTCTAATACAACAGGTGCTAATTGGTCTAACTCTACAACTATTATTGAGAAGATTGCACGACCTGCAACGTCAGCCACTGTTCCTGCTAGGTCTGGCACGTTCCTTATTAGGGCATATGACAAAGAGGGGAACTTTAGTGTACTCCCCACACTTACTGTAGTACTCCCTGCTGACATTCCCCAACTTGGTGTAACTATAACAGAGACAGAAAACCCAGCATTCTCTGGCAGTAAGACTAACACTATTGTGTCTTCAGGAAATCTTGAGATTGATAACACATCTGCCGCTGAACCTGCGGGAGACTATTTCTTTAATAACTACGTTGACACTAGCACCTCACGAAACGCACGGATCACAGGTTCACGCACATTCACTCGCTCTTACGATAATGGCACCCTGTTGTGGGACGATATACCTCAGAACTGGGATACTTGGCCGAACAATTGGGACACTTGGACCGACGAGGACGCAAATTTTGGTGATGTATCTGTGCAAGTCTTTGTCTCTGCCACGGATGATGACCCAG